GATTCCATCGTGACCCGATAACATGCAATTAAAATAAAAGTATGCACTATTCTTAAACCTAGAATAACATTCAGTATATACGCTGTCAAACGATTTTTCAATATTTCTTGAAATTTTTCTTGCGGTGGTATTGACTTATTGATGCAAAATTTGCTATACTTTGCCCTAAATGAAATATGCAGATGAGAGACGGTTATTACTGCAAACGCGAATTCATCTGATGTTGCAAGATCTTCCTTCATTTTGCCACATGTTCTTTTTTGATAAGCAGCAGAAGCAATCAATCAGAACCTTAGAACGATTTATATATACTCTTCGCCAATTTTTTAATTTCCTATCAACCGTCGCTGAAAAAAACGCAAAAGACTTTATAATCGCAGACTTGGATAAAATTACAATCTCACATATGAAGACGTTCATGAAAATCTTTCAAGACCAAAAACTTGACAACTCAACGGTTGCAGAAAAGATATATTCAATGGCTGCATTCTTTAAATATTTCAACAGACAAGAACTAATGAAAGGTAATCCAGCAAGCCTAATAGAGACACCAAAACGTATAGACAAGCCAATTATCCGATTAGTCAACGATGAAATTCCACGAATATTAAATTGTATAAACAACAAGACACGTCTTGCAAATGGTCGCAGACGTGTAAATGAAAAATTACTCGTCCGCGACAAGACTGTCATGATGATGTTTTTACTAACAGGAATTCGATTATCTGAATTGGTTGGGCTTGATATTGGCGATATTGATTTACATAATGCACAGTTTACGATTCTAGGCAAAGGTGGAAAGCACTACTGGATATGTATGAATGATGAACTCGCCCACCAAGTGCGAGCCTATATTGATCAACTTGAATACTCTTCAACGGATGAGCCATTATTCCGCAGTTTCACCGGCACAAGATTCCTGACCAAAAATGTTAATGAGATGGTCAAGCAGTATGCAAGGTGGGCGGGAATTAAAACCAAGATTTCTCCACACGCCTTGCGTCGAACATTTGGAACAAACATGTATAAAAAGACACGAGATATTACAGTCGTATCCGATTTACTTAGACATTCAAATATCAACACAACAAAGAAACATTACGTAGATGTTGACGATATTGTTATGCGCGAGGCGCTTGATGGATTTAGTGTGCTAGTGTGATATTCAATATTTCTCTTGAATGTCGTGGATTGTGTAGTTTTGTGAACTGAGCCAACTTTTGAGAGTAAAGAGTTTATCGATTCTTGAAATGAGTTCACCGTCTTTGTATATGCCGTAGCCGTTAGCGTCGTAATGGACAAAAACACTTTCTCCCGTTCTCTTCTTGTAAATGATTATTAATTTATCCATAGCTGATTATAGACAACAAAAAAAGAGGGCATCTTGCCCTCTTTGCCCTCTTTTTTATTATGATGCCCTAAATTGGAAGTTAAACTCAATAACATTTCCACCGACAACCGTGCCACCTCTCATGTAATTCATTTGTCCACTTCCGCCTATACGTAATCCTTGTATGTTGTTAACGATTGCAGATCCCGTATATCCAATCCCGACGTATGTGTTTCCGATAATACCTGCATTCATTAAAGCTCCAAGAAACGATGATGGGAATGAGCCAATATTTACGTTATTTGCTATGGCACCAGTCGCATTTATTACTACACGAGTATAACATGTTTGTCCGAATTGCGTGACAACAAGTGTCGCATTGCCACCTGTAAAGTTTGTCGTTTGGTTTATCAAAGTAATCGGTGCCGGTATTGCAAGATCCTGCTCATCAGCCAAGCGTACCCAGTTGGTAGTGTTAGGACCATTACTATCAACCCGTCTTATGAAAGTTCTTACTCTCCCGCCCTGTCTAACCACTGCAACTTGTGCATTACCCATTGTCATTAGCTGACCTTCACCAGACAAGTTTGGAATCCCAGTCATCGCAGAGGAAAAGAACCTATTCCATCCTGTTCTATAATGCCCTGTGCTTGCCGGCAATGAACTTAACTCACTTATAGAATTCGCTCCAAGATCATTTGTTCCAAGTCTCTCAGGGACGCTTCCACTAAGAACATCTAACTGTCCTTGTGTCAGGACATCCTCTGGTCGCAGATTTACAAGACCTGTTCTAAACGTTGCTTCCTCATTGCCCTTAACACCTCCTACGGCGTCAGCACGTGGAACGCGAATCCATCCGCTATCAGTAGCTATGATTTCATCACCTTCAATAAGACCTAGATTTCCAAACTCTCCCGAAACTGACACAATCAGTGTTAAACTTTGAACGTTGCTCATGTATCCAGTATTGGTATCGTCATCAGCGGTCAATGTTATTGTTGGGTCCATTGTGTCCATTATTGTTCTTCCAGATCGTGTTAAAGTTAAAACTCCTGTACTTGCATCTAACGTTCCGCCAAATGGTTTTTGCAATGCGGCGGATGCAATGACTTCGTCGGCTGCCTCTCTTAATTCTTGCGCCATTTGCTCTGTTGTACTTGCTGATTGCTCTGCGTTCTGGGCGGCCGATAAGGCATCGCTTGCCGCCGCTTGTGCAGCATTAACAATACCCGATAGGTCGTCAGTCACATTTTGGACAATTTGGTTTACGTTATCCATAATTCCTGTTGCCGTTTGCTCGGCACTCTGCGACCTTTGGTTGGCATCAATTGCCGTGTCAATTGTGTCGCTTATTAGTCGCGCGTCGAGCGCGCTACCGTTTGGTTCATTTGGATTTTGTGTTAATATTGCCATATTTTATTTCTCCTTTTACTTTCCTTCCCTTCTTTCTTGTAAGATTAATTGTTGCGTTGTCGCGCCTCGTTCGTATAAAAAGTGCGCTCCGACAATTGTGAATTTTTTCGCTACGCCGCTCTTGTATCGTGCAATTGAATACTTGTTAATCGCCGCTTGATCGTTTTCGTCAAATGTTCCCCGCGGGCAATTAAATACGTATACCGCCTGTTCGCAATATCGTAAATCTTTATCACTGTCCAATACAATAGTTAATCGAACGACTTGCTTTCCGTCCTTCCATTCGTCAATAATTCCCCATGAAAGATCTTCATGTAGTGGCACCACCCCTTTTACTGGGTCGTTAACCATAGAGTTGGTCGTCAACAATGTATTTCTCTTGATTTCGTGCGTGTGCGTTTTTTCACCATGCTGAAATGCTTGTGGCACTATATTGAATATATCAGCATTGACTTTAACTTCGATGTATAGTGGCTCCCATACAATAATGTCTATACCTGCAAAATTCGCACTTCCAGTCGTAATATCTGAAAACAACCTACCGTTTAAGTTCATATTAAGCAGAGCTTCAAATTCTACTGAAAAACCACCTACTCTTATATTTGTCACATCAAATTCAATCCTCTCTTCTCCTTCCTGTAATATTCCCTGTGAAAATACACTCCAAGATGGTTGTGGAACGTCACCTTGCCCCATAAGGATATTCTCGCTGAAATTTTCTTGGTTACTCCTCACAAAATTAATTACCTCATTTATAGTAGGGGTCATGCCAAGGGCAGAGCTTGACCATATTCCCCTGCGCCTGCAAACTAATTGCGCACTTACTCGCACATCAGACTGGTTAACGAAAGGTGTTTTGTAAGTAAATGTGAGACCATAGCTAAAATTTCCTGAATATTCTGTCAATGCGTCCGCAAATCTTCTATTTAGTCCCCCATTAGATGTTTCACCAATTTCTACAAAATTGTAAGTAAATTGATACTCCTCTTTTTTACGCTCAATTGTAATAATATTTGGTTCTTCCGGATTATCGCGCGGAACTTGAAAGACATTTACTACCTCTCCAAATACCCCTTTAATTGCGTTATCTATAACCAAATCTGTCCTTAGTGTCCGTGCAATAATTTCGTTTGTATAAAGATGATTAGATTTCATAAATCCTCCTTTTAATTAAAAAATCGCCACTCGGCGATTTCTTTTAAATTATTCGAGGCTCTCTAACTCAGCCTTTAATTTCATTAGTTTATTTTTTCGACGTTCCTCGCGTTTCCGCTTTCTTTCTTCCAGTCTTTCCTTACTAAGCAAATGTTTAGCGATTGGTGTTGTTAATGTCATAGTAGCAACCCAAATTGTTGTCAAGTAAATTGAATGACGAACTATCGAAGTGCGAAATGCATCTTCTGTATCAACAAGCACCTCTTCCATATGCATAAGGAATGGGTCACCTTGCGCCGATGTACTCCTTATCTCCTCTACTAGCTGCCTTAATTCCTTTAATTGATAATGCTCCGTTTGCAAAGTATCTGCAACCCAAACAATTGATAGAATTGCTAAACCCCAAATTACCGCCGACAAGATGCATTTAAATGCAATTCGTTTTTTCATGCACTATTATATACTTTCGAAGTAACATATGTCAATTATACCTTCTACAATTTAGTCCTTGCAGTTATCTACTTCTCACTGTAAAATGCACTCATGTCAATCAGTATCGGAGCTTGGATATCCAAGCCAGTTGAAGTGAAAAAAGGAAATAGTATTTTATCTTTGCTCAATGACTATGTCGTTATCGATTTAGAAACAACAGGTCTATCATCCTTTGACTGTATAATTGAAGTTGCAGCAATGAAGATTAAAAATAATCAAGCCATTGCCAAGTTTGAATCGCTCGTGAAGCCATTTAGAACCATAAACTCTTTTATTGAGAACTTAACTGGTATCACAAACGACATGGTATCAACAGCACCGAATATTCAAAACGTTCTTGGTGACCTTTGCAACTTCATAGGCGATTCAGTTGTTATTGCCCACAATGCAAATTTTGATATAAGTTTCATTACTGGAAAGTTAAGCATACATCTCCCAGACAGATCTTTTACCAATGATTACATTGATACCATGCGACTAAGTAGACGTGTATTTCATACCGAAAAACGACACCGCCTGAAAGATTTAGTCCAACGCTTCGAACTTAATCAAACAATTTCACATCGTGCTATGGCAGATTGCGAAATAACGAATGAGTGCTATCAAATTATAAAAAATTCCGCTATTAAGAATAATGTCGATATCACAAAAAAGCCTAGCCAATGGACACTTGGTGAACTAAGATCCACAACAAAATCTTTTAACGAAGATCACCCATTTTATGAAAAGACTATTGCGTTTACTGGTGCGATGCAACTATCAAGAAAAGAAGCCATGCAATCTATATTAAATGTCGGTGGCATTGCATCAAATAATATCTCTCGAAATACTGACTTTCTAGTATTAGGGGATTTTGATTATCGAAAGTTTCGAGATGGAATAAAAAGCAATAAACTAAAACTTGCAGAAGATTTAATTTTGCAGGGGTATGATTTATCTATTATTCCCGAAAAGCTTTTCCATGAAATCATGCAATCAAATAATCAAACCCCATAATTCGCCGCTTGCATCTAAGTATATCTTCATTCTTAGTAACACCAAGAACCCGTCCATTCTTTCCCGCAGATTCCCCGGCTCTAAGTACCCGTCTGGAAAACTTATCCTTTCCAGATGGTCTTGAACCTCTGGCGATATTTTCAATTCTTCTCCTGTTGCTTGCCGAATGGCTGTCGTGAACATCTGCCAAATACTGAACCCTGTATTATTTTCATCAACCGTCACCCCCTCAAACCATGCATTATTTAGTTGTAGTATAATGTCCTTTAACCGCGCGCGCATTTCAAGACTGCCGAACAAGTAATTGAAATTCTCGGTCCTCATCTTGCCAAGCTTGGAATCACCAAAGAACATCTTGGTCTCCAAATCTTCGACGAGCAATTTTATGTCTGCAAAGTCCATCAAACCCTTGTCAATATCTTGGACATGCACAGTTGCGTATTGGCTCATCGTACCTGCAAAATATCTTTGCGGGTTGTTTGTTGACTCGCTACCTGCCGATAATTTTGTCAACTGCCTCTTGTCGTACACCTTTGTGAGTCCTATAAGAATACTTGTTATGCGCACCGGGTATAAAGGAAGATTCCAATTCAGTATTTGTATTTCAACAGTGTCAACTGGGCCCATACTCTCCCAAATGAATATCTCGCTATTGTTATCAAAGGGAACGCCGTTAACCATAAGTCGCGTTGCCCATTGCTTTGCCGTGCTATCAAATGTAATAACTAATCGCTCGATCGCTTCGCCAGTAATCGCGAATGTCGGTGGCTGTGTGGCATTACCTTGTTCATCGATCTCGAAACTGTTATCTTGTCCAAAGTTGCGCTGGACGCCCATAAAGCCGTTATAAGGCACTCTTGTATCCCAAAGCCTGTCGCCTTCGCCCAACTTTGACACTCCAAGGATAAACGGTTTACCGCCGCCGCTTGCCGTATTTATCGCCGATGGGTTCGATATGTTATTACCCTCTGGAAACTTTACTCCTCCGTAGTTTATTGCTCCTGCATTATGTGGCAAAAACTCAATTTCAAGTTTTACTTCTCGTGACATGTCGTCCTCCTTTTAAAATCTTTCATCATCTGTTGCCCGATCTTTCAAGTCTTGATAACTCGTATAAGCGAACATACTCTCAATTGTGAATCTGTAATTAATTGCACCAAGGTAATTGTCTCTCGTTGATAGGAATAAATCGAGACTGTTGCTTGTCATTCGAACCAGTCGGATAACCCACATCAATATCTCGGGATCATAATATCGAATAACGAAGGGATCACCGTTCATGATCTGCTTGCACTCGGCATATTCTTCTGGGGACTCGAAGTTAAACTCAAAGTCTCCGCACGGAAAAAAATACCTGTCAACGTTAGACATATGGCGAGTGCCGTCCATGGTTTGTGTAAACTCCGACATACCACGAAATTCGTTACGCGGCATAAATTGAGTAACCCAATTCCTCGGTCGCAATGCATTGCGAGTTGCCCCAATCTCGATGTAATTTATACTCTCGTTTATGACTTGCATGTACTTCCTCCCTTACCGTGTTAATATCGGACTACCTAAGCGTTGATTCTCTTCTAGAAAATCGCCAAAGATTATCTGCGCCGTTTCTCTTCCGTTCATCTCAACGATGCCGACGAATTGTTTATTAGCCAACCCACTCGCATTTATCGCGCGCATGAATCCACGAAACGATGCCTCTTCCATGTCGGCACGTGACGCGTTATTATTTGTGATATGAGTGACTGAACTCGTTCCACTTGGACCGCGTGCAGATGGCACAGACACATTTGCCAAGTTCGCTATTGAGCCACCTGAGTCGACCGACGCAGACGATTCACCCGCACTTGGAATTAATGCACGTATCCCTGCCGCTGCAACCCCAGCAGCTGCAAGCATTGCAGGTACCGCTGCTCCAAGAGTCATTACACCCTTCTTAACTGCCCAAGCGGTCGCCGCGGCACCGATAGCCGCGGTAAGCACCGCTAACCCACCGACAACCGTTCGCATCGTTCCTGTCATTCCCTGTAATAAACCATTAACCAATGCAAATGCACCCATTGCCAAAGTTGCAGAAACCGCCAATTTTTGAAACGAAGAAGTCGACGCGGTATTTGTTTGTTGCAGCATAGTTGACAGCCCTATGACCGCTTGCATACCTGACATTGCACGCATCATACCCTGCATTGTTTTGTCGCCGCTTGAATCGGCAGTTGCTCCCATAAGACCAGTAACCGCGGTTAGTGACGACATCATCATAGACATTTGCTGTGCGGCTTGTGATGCCGCTTGCATACCTTGCGTTATTCCTCCGAACTTAGCCCTTGCTATTGTCTCGTTCTTTCGTGCCAGTGCACCTTCAAGCGTCGTTATCTCAACCCGGGTCACACGGGCTTGACGTTCGAGAGTAGACATTTGCTTGGCGTACAGCTCTTGTGAAATCTTGCCAGAAGATAATTCTCCTGTCAGCCTTGCCATCTGTTGTTGTAACGCATCTGCACGGTTACGGTTAATTTCAAGTTGATTGGCAAAAACCCCGAACCGTTGATTAACTAAATCCACATTGCCTGGATCAAGTTTTAGCCCTCTGTCGATAGCTCGCAACTCGGGTTGTGTTTCACGTAACTCCCGGTTAAAACTTTTTATCTTGTCTTGAAGCTCATCAAAACTTCTTCCAACTCTTTGATTGCTCATCACGTCACCTCACTAACTTTCTGCACTATTCGGTCTTCAATTCTTTTGCTCAAATCCCTCAGCTTGCTTTGCGCAATGTCTATAAACCCAGTACCTGTAATTGCGCCATGAGCACCCCAAACTGCCCCACGACCACCATTAAGTGTATTAGCGATGGTTTGGTATGCTACGCCCCGTTCGTCGTAACCGTCGAAACGTATCTTGTGGCCATGGTACATCGACCCCCTCTTATCAGGTTCGATTATCAATGAATCACGCAATGAGCCTCCACTATCAATTGCAACTGGGACAGTATTCAAAATTTCTTTGTAATATTGCGTCGCCGCTTCGTCAACTTCCGCCTTGAATTCTCTCATAGCAATTTCCCCAGACTTACTTGCTCCAACAACAAATTCGTTAAGCAGCTTTGTAATCCCGTCATTGAAAGCCATTAGCCCATCCTCCTATCAACTTGCTTCACCGAATCACCCAATCTTAAAGTCTCTGTGTTGTTTTCCTGCGATAACATCATCGTTGCATTGTAATCGAGCAAATCCATAATCATTTCAAGCGGATAGTCAAAGACCCAGTTTGGAATTCCAAGACTTGTCACCCCGAAAAGCAACTGGGTCGTGAAATCTGCGCTTGATTGCTTGGTCACTCGGCTATCTTTTTTTTTACACTATTTGTACTTGGCAATAGAGTGTTAATGACTGCCATGATTTTATCGTTTTCCTCGTTGCCACTAACCACCCATGACGGTGGGATTTCATTAATAATTTGATCAACCGGTCGCGATACTGGATACTCTGCACTTAATACCAATGCAACGATGAAACGTATTATATATTCCGATGTATCAACCACTTCGTCCAAACGACAGTACAAATCATTTTGCTCTTCTTCCGTTAACTTAACGAATTTCTCTACATCTTGCAATGCTTCCATCTTTTCAAACCCGCTGAATAAGTTAATATTGCGTTGCTGGATTTGATTGTACTTTATAAGATCAGCAAGAATGTCGCGGCGGTAATGTGCCTTATAACATAAATATGTTCGTCCAGTTGCAGTGAGTTTTACTTTTTCACCTCTAATGTTTTCAAATTCACAAATGTAACTCATCAATACCTCCTACACTAACTCTTCTGGGAATGCAATTGTCGAACCGTTTGCGTCGAACAGTTCTTTATTCTCAATGCTGTTAAAGATGTCATAAATTACGCGACCTCTACTACCGTCCTCCTTATCGTAGAATACAGGCGAAACTTCGACGTTCAAGACAACATCTCTCGGGTCAACGTTGTCTTCACTTTTCGTTGAAGTTTCAATCGACGGAAGATCTGTGATATTGACCTTATACAAAATTATCTTGTTTTTACTGCCGTCACTTACTTCTTCGTCAAAACTCAACCCAAAGAATTTTACTGGCAAGTCTTCACCAAATCGTGTTCCTTTTGTGTCAGCGATGACACTTAGAACATTTTTCCAGTCACTTGGTTTAATCCCGAATAAGGTTATCGTCCCACTACCAGTTGGAGGTGATGCGATTGATGCATAACGCGGGTTGTTATCTGCCGGGTAATGATTAATTGTCTGCGAGAATGTCAAACTGGTTTCAACAAGACCTTCCCATATTACAGGTTCGGCAGTAAAACCATCTTCTGTCGCATCTAACTCTCGCGTAATTAAACGACTATTACCGTTTGCCCAAATTTTCTTCTCCATTTTTATTTTCTCCTTTTACTCAATAAGTTTTTGTTATCATGAATTGTTTTCGGTAGTTAAACTGTTGTCCGCCTTCGGTACTTGGGAATGATGCTTCCCCAATTGTTTGCGAAATAGAAAACCCTGCGTTCTCTAAATGATCAAGAAGACTACTTAGATACGGGATAAATTGATTGCCTGTCTCACCAATACCATTGTTCCAAAATAGAAACTTGGTGTCATATTGGATTGTTAAAGAAAACCGAACAGTCACCGCGCGAACTCGATTATCTGCACTATGATAACCCGGCGCAAGTAACCCATATAGCAAGAATAAACTTGCACGCTGTGGCAAGCTTTGCGGCTTGCCAATCATGGCAATAGGTGCGGCGGCCGGAGTTGTCGCTCGATAGAATATCGGGTCAACTTGCTCACGAATGACTTGTTCAAATTGACCCTCCGTCGCTGGATAAATAGATTCCCAATCAACATAGCCACTCTTTGTAAGAATTGCCTCTAACTCTTTTACCGCGATATCCTCGGTAGTTGCCAAGATTGCGCTCATTAACCCTCCTTGTACTCGTCTGACGAATAAACATTGTTGTCTGCAAATTGCAAGGCTCGTATTTGCATACTGCCCTTATTGCTCGCATAATCGAATTCGTCAGGTTTACCTTCTGGCTTGTAGCATCTCCCATTGAACAAAATAATCAAGTCTTGCCAAGCATCAATAACAACCTTTGAATAGTTGACGTCAAAGATAATAGTATTCTTAATGTCGACCGCGGCATTAGCTACGATTTCTTGCATAGACAAGTCACGAATACCCGCCCAAAATCCTCTGCTTTTCTTGGTATGCAGGAATACCCTTGAAAGGGTCTCAAACTTACCAGTTCGAGTTGACTTGGGCATGTACATCTGGACCTTGTGTGTTTTTGATCTCTTCGCCATTGTCTACCGCCTTTTCTTTTATTCCCTTGTGTAAATATTTATTTCCGTGTGTTTCAACAAACAAATTATATTGCGCGTAAAACTCTTCCTCGTTAAATGTCGATCCTTCCTCGATGCATTCTTGATTCACAGCAGTTTTGACAATAGCGCATACTTCTGATGCGTTTCCAGTTCTTACCATTGCAAAGTGCCTTATGATCTTTGGCAGATAATAACTGGCAGCAAGCAAAATATTTTTTCTTTTGTTTTCTCTTACCCATCGCCACAGCTTTCGACCCATGCGCCATGAAAAGTCTAAGAATAGACCCAAGGCCAAACCGAATAATGTTTCTAATGATAAAACCCATTCCATTTTCTCCTCCTTAACTTAAATTAATAAAGGGGCATTTTCTGCCCCTTCTCACCTATCCTACCACTCATCAGACTTTGGTGCTGAATTTTCGATTGGCAAGCTCTCTTCTTCCTGACTCTCTGCCTGCTCAATGTCTTGTATTGGTGCATTTAATTGCATCGCCGCTTTTTCATCAGCCAAAGCAACAAGTCTCTCCAACTCCAATAACTCCGCAGCAAGCCTTTGTACTTCTTCTTCGCACTGCATAATGTGACTACGAAGTTGCTCCATTGCATCCTGTCTTTTTAAAACTTCCGCACGTTCGAAACTTATTGTGACTGTTTGAACTTTGTTAATGACAACAGTATCTCCGAATTCCACTACTTCTTCCTTAATTTGCGTGTTTCCCATTTTGAAAACCTCCCTTTATTTTTTTGTCCTTAGTTTAAAACCTCACTGTGACGTGAGAATCAGCATGAATTGCCACGTGAAATTCGTACCAATTCCCGCCACAGGTGGCGTTACAATCTCAACTCCTTGCGATGCAGTTATACGAACTGGCATAAATCGGGCATCAGCCCACGTTTGTGCATCAATTCCTACACCCCATTGGTCGACTTGTCCAATGAATCTTTGCCATAGCGGATAAGTGATAGAGTCAAGCACTGGGAATGCTTGCCCGCTCGTGCCTGCGGAATTTTTTGTTGCGTTACCCCAGCACGATATAACAGAGCAAGTATCACTGATTGCCATTTCAATCACATTGATGGTTCCAGAGAAGGTCGCGTTCGAAAACGTACGACCCAAGAATTCATTGACCTGTGTTGCACCGAGTATCGAGCCATTGACTTTAAGCGAACCGATAATTTCAACATTGCCGTTATGTGTTTCGTTTCCGTTATAAGTATTATTTCCAGTGAACGTATTATCCCCATTGAGTTTAGGAACATTGGCTAGATCTCCACTGCCACTACCGCCCTGCATTATTAAATCAACTGCGTCGTCAATCGCTTCCCCTGTATGGCGAGACTTGTAATCTTCCGCACATGTGCATGCCATAATTTACCTCCTTACTAAAAATCCTTGGCCGACAGATGTTTGAAATCTCTTATCATTACTAGCCCTAAACACTTGTGTTATTGGCAACGGTAATAACAATTCTCTTTCCAATAGTTCATCCGCCAACAATGACAATCGTATCTTTAATGCCATTATCCCGCGGTCATTTTGGTAGTTGGGGCTGAGGAAATTTTCTCGAACCCGCTCTTGGATATAAACTCTCGCGACTGCAATAAACTCGGTCAAGTCCGCATCACATAGTCGCGTTGCATTGATATCGAAACTAGTAAAGCTTCTTATCTCTGCCTCTGCTGCATTTTGCCATGCCTCGACCCTAGGCTTGTTGTAATCACCATCGATTGCCGCTAAATCCATTAAATCATCAAGCTCGATAAATTTCCTCATTTCCCCTCCTCGCGTTAACCGCCTGTTGCACCGTTGCCTTTTTTGATAAGCAACACACCGTTAGGATCAAGCAACTTGCCGTCACAAATCATGATTGCTTTGTTCTTGACTGTGTTTTCATCGTGGTCTGTCCACTTCACAGTTTTCATCTCCATATTGCTATTAACTGCGTAATCATCAAGCTTCACGAAGATTGCAAACACATCACCAACTGCGGCATCGTCATACAGTGGCAAAATGTCTTCTTCGACGGTGATAATATCTTTCCCACCGAAACGATACTTTTCCGCCCCGTCAATCCCGTAATTAATACGACCAATTGGTTGACCGTTTGCATCTACCATGCCGTCTATTTGACCGTCGAATGTTCCCTGCGCCATAATGAATACACCGCCTCGGTATGCTTTCTTCATCTTTGCAAACACTTTCTTTTTCCAAACATCCCACTTACCCATATCCGTCGATGCCATTGTTATACTGTTTCCTGATGGCACACGAGTATCTTTAATGATTCCTACTGGTTGGTTGTTCGTTGCACCTGTTCCATTGACAATCGCAATTTCCAAGGCCTGAACAATCGCAGCTACCGCTACTTCAACAAATGTCTTTTGGAATGCGTCCAAAGTCACAACACTCGCAAGAAGTGTTTGTGCAATTTTACATTCAAGTCCGTAGTAATTAAACACAACATTACCGAGAGTCAATTTCTTACTCTCTGATGCACCTTCACCTACCCATGTTGCCTTTGGCTTTAATGTGAGTACCGGGAATGAAACACCGCCCTTGATATTCAATTTACGAATCTTTGACCATATCTCTCCATAAACGTCCATCTGTTTGATGATTTCGTTTACGACCGTTTTTGGAACTGCTGCGCCAGCATCTGTTGCGACCGTTGTTGTTTCATTCGCACGCTTCAACACTTCGCTTTCTTCACCTGTTTGGACAAAACGCATAAATGCCTTACGATAATCAATCGTATCGGTTGGATGCACTTCTTTATCGGATGTTTGCGCACTGCGTTTTACCACATGACGGAATGAGGAATCTGACATGTCTTCTTGTTCTTCACGCTTTCTGGTAATAATTTTTTTCACCTTTGCGCGCTCTTCGACAAGTTTCTTGCTCTCCTCATCGAGCATTTCCAGTTCCCTGGACTCGATGGCATCTTCTTCCATTTTGTCATAAACCTCTTTGATTGTTTCGCCTATTTTTGCCAAATATTCAAAGCACTGTTCAAGCTTGTATTTTTCAAGCTCCCCTACTTCTGCATATCTAAATTTCATTTAGACCTCCTTTTTTTAGACTCTGGCTCTCGTCCTAACGCACACCGTAGCCTTATTTGCATGCGCCGTTTTATATTTTCGCGCTTTCGCGACTCCACACGGGCAAGATCGGACTCCACCTCTCCCCGCCTACGCGCGTAAATATCAGTATTTTGGTACGCAGGGTGAGACACCGCCGCTACATCGTAAATCTTGTCAAATTCAGTTATCCGGAAAGTGACTGATTTCTCTTCTTTATTCTCTTCCGTCACCGATGCCTTGACGGTAAATGCAAACGACATTTTATCAATGTCACCACGTTTGATAAGCTCGTACACATCTCGACCTAATGTCGTATCAGCAATTTCTGCTCGAATATAAACACCGTCTGGCTTCTCGGTCAGTTTAAGTGTTTTATTCTTGACTCTTGCAAGAACTGTCTGGACGTCACTGTGGTTGTATTTCAGATATGCCTCGCTGATGTCTGCATTAGTAAATGCCCCGCGCTCTATTACTTCGTAATACTTAATTCCGAGTTGCTCAAATAGAAGAGTTGGCTCTTCGTAGACAATAGCCTTGCCTTCAACAATCATCTTTTCTTCTTGTTGCGCTGCCCGCAATCCAACAATTTCTCGTATATAGTTATTTTTCTTGTGAATCATCTTCTTTCTCCTCTTTTTCTTTTTTGCTGTAATTTTGAGATAATGGAATCAATTCGTTCCTTATCTCTTCTCGAATGGGCAAATACAACAAGTCTGCCATATCACCTTTGGTCATGATTCCGAGCTCGCGCCCTATTCGCGCTACTTCAATTCTTCGCGATATAGACATGAATGCAAGCCTGTTGGATTCTGCGACTATTTCATTTTGGAAATCAAGTTGACCACTTGTAAATATCTTGAATGTCAATTCCTGTGACAACTTCAATGCAAATGGCTCTATCGTTCCTTCGTAAAAAGCAATCATATCGTCATCTGAATTTGTCCGGCTGATAATCTTTTCGTTTGTTCCAAGATGGTTATAAACCTGTGTCGCAAACAGTTTCTGCTCGTTGAAGTCGCTGTATTTTTGTGCAGCTGCCCTTAACTCTTGAAGCTCCATGGCAGAATCGATATATTTCACTCCGCCAGAATTTAATGGATTGAGAATATTCTTTGTAAACCACTTCTCGTGCTTGCGCAAATCTTTATCGCTAACCTTATCCAGAACTTTCACTACATAACGTAAGACGCCGCTTGTTTTGACCGCCGCTTCAATTCCTTGGTAATTCGTGTTGATTATACCTAAGATTTTATTTATTGCATTGTTTTCATCGCCGAAGATTTCATCTTGTGTCACTGTTTTTCCGATGTGGCAAATTTGGTCGAATGGGACTGTGTACTCATACCCCTGTAAAGTGAACCGACAAAGTAATTCATCGTACTTATCCATTCCAACTAGCAACGTTGATGGGTTTAATCGCCATAATGCAATGACTCTGCCCGTAGTATCGCGTTCAATATAAATGAATGCGTTGTTATACGTGTCATAATCAATCGAAAGGCTTTCAAGGAATACCGTTGCATTCATAATAGGGTTTGGACGCAATTGGAGAATCCGTTGATGTGGTAGTATCTGCTCCAATTTTGCGCGTCTATGAACAAGTCGCAATTTACTTCTGTGCGTTGCATTGGTTGTAACGGCCGACAAGAAAATATCGCTTTGCAATTTGTCGTCTCCGAACGGCGCAAACATACTCGTAAATCCGTCTAGTATTTGCATGAAACCGCCACCCGGATCTTCGCGATTCTTTTTGTTGAAAAGATTAAATATACCCATCTACACTCCTAATAATTTTTCATGTTGTCAAGCCTAGCCATTACGCCCACATGACTATTCAACAGCACCGCAGTTCCTTCGATTTTAAGCGTTCGCTTGTCTTGGAATTTCTTTGGCTTTATGTTCCCATTACAGTCTATATCAATTTCCGTATTCGATATACACCACTTCGTAACAGCGTTATTTTGGTAATTGATGCGACCACTTTTAAATTCAACTCCCAATTCCTGCATCGGCAACGATAGCGTTTTATATCCTTGTTGGACTGGAACGCAATCGCGAAATCCCATTTTATTCAATTCTTCGATCAGGTAAACCGCAGACCATGAATCGTAATAAATCCAACCTACCCTACAACCTGTCTTTTTAACGGTAGTGTTTATATAGTTGGAAATATCGCTATACATGATGTTATGCTTTCCGCTGATGCGAATCAAACCTTGCTCGACCCACAGTTTATAAGGAATTTCACCATCACGATTCGCGTTATAAAACTCCTCCGTACACCAATACATTTGATGGGTAATCCATTCACCGTTCTTCTTATCCCACGCAGTAAAATTAACCGCGGATAAGTCAGTTGTTTTTGACAGATCAAGCCCTACGATTACTAATTTGTTTTTGAACGCCGATAACTCGAACGTACGCTTGTTCTCGTATTGCAAGTAACTTAGCCATCCCATTCGACGGACACCTAATTCGTTGAAATCCTTAACCTTGACCGTTGATTCGAATGCCGGGTCAATTCCAATTTGTTGGACATTGGCACGTAACTCGGCACGACTCTTAATAAAATCTATGCCGGGGTTTGCTTTTATCCATACACTCTCGTCACGAAAATCATCTTTCTCGTCAAGCTGATAAAGCAACGGCAGGAATGTATCATTGTGCACTTCGCCTAATGCAACCTTTTTCATGTTCTCATAAAGGTCATCAAACAATCCACCACGCTTGGTTCCTGCGGTAGTAATCATGTTGATCAACCATTGACGACGCGCAGATGTTGATTGCTTTAAGATGTCGTATATGTCGCGAGTGAGTTCATGAACTTCGTCGAGTATTATACCGTGCGCATTGAGACCGTCAAAATTGCTTGTATTTTTTCCAAGGGCTTTAAAAAATCCGCCCAGTGAATCGCAACGAATTTCTTGCGTATTCGAACGGAATATTTCTTGCAAGTCGACCGACTTATTGATCATGTTTTGCGCTTCTTTCCAACATAGTGCCGCTTGACTACGGATTGTTGCCGCGGAGTAAATCTCTGCCCCACCTTCCTTATCTGGACCAAGTAGGTATAGTGCCGTTCCAGCGTTTTCGGTTGTCTTGCCGTTTTTGCGCGCGCGTAGATCGAATACTTGCTTGAATCTACGCAATCCAGTTTCTCGACTAAGAACTCCGAATACTGCTTCCAGTTTTGCCTTTTGGAATAGCATTAAGTCGATTGGCTTTCCCGCCCACTCGCCCTTTGTTTGCCGACAAAAGGTTTCGATGAAGCGAATTACACGTTGTCCTTTCTTCAAATCAACATAGTAATTTGTGTCGTTGCCGTCGAGAATATTGACGAGTTGACGGTATATTCCCTTTATCCAAATGCTTACTGGAATCCGACCACTCTCGATTTCATCAAAGTATTGGCGAATATAACTGTTATGGGTCATCGTTCATAAACCTCGCTATTGTACTGCTATTTTTTTTCGCCGCTTTTGCACTGGCAACGGCTAATCGCTCCCTCTCGGCCGATGTAATATTTAGTGATCTTGCGTATTTTTGCATCTCTTCTCCTGCTCTGCTCATCTCCAAAATACACTTATCTATTTCGCGTTGCGTCTCTTGGTTCTTGCCTAATATTTGCTTCTTCAATTTCTTGCGCCATGTCCTAGCCGCGATTTCATATCTTTCCACCGATTCGCAATAACACCTCAATAGGTCGGCATCCAAATCGTTAAGAAAATTGTAATCGCTCGTCTGGCATAACCGCACAACATCTGCCCATACTTGTTTTGCCTTCCCGTCAAGGTCCTGCGGACAAATAAGTGTCGACGGTATCTTCTGCATAGCATTCTCAACCTCTTTACGCCCAGCAATTTCTGCCTTCGTTTTGCGTGCCGTTTTGTTGTCCAAAATCGCCGTTGCCATCGCTCGTCTTGGCATGCGCCACCTCCTGTTCCTCGCCCAACGCCTGGGCAATTTCTTCAATTTTGGGCGATTTTGGCTCATCTGGCACGAAATCGCGGCGCCCGCCGTCGCGCCCTGCCGAACCCGCGAAAAACGAATTTGCTGCGCTTGACAGTGCTATCTCGTATATTCACGGCGGCACGATTGACTTTGACCGCCCCCTATCTATGAAGTTTGCCTAAATTACGCCTTGTTACAAGCGTATAAGCAACTGAAAATGATATTGCAAGTGCCCATTGTGCGGCGATTAATAATATTACCCATGTCTGAATGGCAGCACCAAATAACAGTCTATGTGTGTGCAACATATCCGCACCGAGAGCAATAGTTGTTGCTATCCCTGCGATAATAAGAACGAATAGTAATATTCTATACCAAAGGTATTTTAATGCCAAGATCGGACTAAATGCCCACCACATCACTCTTTTCATATTTCCTCCTTCGCGCATTTTAATGCACTTTAACTTTTTGGCACTACTTGACCCGATGAATTGAATACTAACCCCGGGACAGTCGCCGCTTTGTTCCCATGAATGTTGTTATGGCAGTTAATACATAAACACATTAGATTTTCGGTGTTCAATGATATACTTACATCTCGAAAATTATCTTCTGTTAATGGAATCCTATGATGACAAATCATTCGTAACCGTTTCCCATATCGCATAGCAGCAGTCATAACTTGACGGTTATTGCATTGTTCACAAATGTAATTCTTGCTTTTCATAAAGGCGCGACTGAGCTTTATCCAACGCAATGAACTGTAAAATGTTTCCAATCTCAAATCACACTCCTTTACTTAAAACATAAAAGCCCCACGCTATTATGTCGCAGGGCTTGAACCATAACTACACGCCTATGATGTAGTGTTAGCAACCGCCTTGTCCTTTGCGGACTGAGTAGATTACCACGGTGAACGACGCACTCGGCGGCCATGACGACACATGGTGATTAATGTGTCGCGTCTATAAATTGCCCATACGAACAATTCTCGAATATAGCATAATAGCACATTCAAATGTATCATTGTGTATCATTTCGTATCATCTTTTCCAAACTCGCAATTCCATCTTGCAGGATTTTGTAAAGGTGACCACGTGTATAGAATGTCTCGTCGCTTATCTGTTGCCACGATTTTTTGTAAATCAATCGTTCTTCAATGATCCTACCGCATATCCTGCGCTCAATCTTCGCCGTAATTGATTGCATTCGAGCAAGACACGAAGCAATTTCTTCTTGTATTAATGTTGCCTTTTTAGCAAGTTCTTGAATTGCAATTGCTAGGTTTTCAACCTTTGATCCATTCTGCCCGTTGTCGACAAAAAGTTTATAATCTGCTTTCTTTGGAAAGTCACAAAGTTCAAGCAGTTGTTTTTGCTTGCTTAAATTTCTACGGAGATCATATTTCAAATCCTCGTACCTATCCAGTAAATCCCTAAAAAACCGCGGAATCTTTGGCTCTCGCAAATTTAGCTCGTATATTGAATAATGTTGCATTTCACCCCCTTTTAAAGATTAGTTACCAAAACATTTAGACTATGCTATTCTTTTCGCCGCTTTAATTTTGCATAAATATATGTTCCATCAACAATTTCGCTATATCTAACTTCGCCGTCTATATATTCATGATCCCTATAAATTTTTTGCATTAGACTTGCAATAGACAATTCGTTCATAATGATTTGATTAACTTGCTTTTTTGTTATCTTCGTGTCGTTGATAGTCACTATCGGCTTGACAAGATTCTGACTTGTAACATATCTCTTGGCTCCCTTTGGGTCTTTTGTAATATATCGGACCAAGCCTTCATATCCACTGTCGTCTGCTTGCAAGCGTCTTGTCTGCGTTCGCGAACCGCCTTTCCATAGTTTCTCGGCCAAGTCGCGATCTGGAAAATTTGTTACATAGTGGTGATTAAGTCGGATTTTTCCTTCCTCAAACTCAGTAACATAAACATACTTTAGCGGTGGATATCCATGCTTTTTAGCATGATGTTTAAGTCTGCGAAAGTAATTCTTCATATCCTTCTGCGCATTTTCTACTGTCTTAGGTAATTTCGACTCCTCATAAGTATTTGTTCCCCAAATGTCATCATCGGTAAAATTTGTGTTGATAAGGCGAATTAAGTTTTTAACACTGTTGCGCTTGTTCAACCGCTCCTGTGATGCACGCGTAACACGAAATTTTTTCAATCGCCTAGAATTGGCATTTGTATTCCAAGTTGGATAAACTTCAACCTCGGTTACTAAACCCGACTCTATTGTTTTTTTGCGATAATGCGAAACGCTCTTAACACCGAATACCCTATCAATAACTTCAAAGCACATTTCCTTATGCGTAAAAATTTCATCAGCACTATCTTTGTGCGTTAATGTGTAATTCATAAAGCCTCCAATTTAATTTCCCTCTACCCTCTCCAACTTGTTTTAACTCCTACCTGCGCCTTCAAGGGGGCTCTGCCCCCGGCAGGCGAAGCCTCCCCCGAATAACGGATAGTTAGTCACTTAGTTAATACTCAATTACAAGGACTTAATAACGCCGGCACGCCGTTAGAAAAATCGTTTTGCAATGATATTCCCTGCTATCTCAAAGTCGCCGCTTTAATCATCAACACACTTCCTGCATCGGAGCAGTTCGTTGTTGATGTGACTCGGTTGTTTTGAGTTACAGGTCTTGCAACGTTTGAGCACAATGTTATTGTCGTCGAGTGAGAGTCCCATAACGCTTTGCCTTGAACGCTCGCGTGATTGCTGCTTTTCGTCTTCCGATAGTTTTCTTTTTCTCATGATTCAC